TATTTAATTTTTTCCTTTACATTTACTAAAAAGTGTGGTAGAATAGATCTATAATTGAAGGAGAGCTTATGACTAAATTACAACAACACTATATTAATTTTCAATCACAACCAACAACACCTAACAAAATTTTATATTTACAAAAACACCAAAAAGAACTATCAACTTATAACATAAACGTACCAAACCTCATAAAGGCTTGGTCCACTAACGATTGGCCACATCTTCGTCCAAAACAAACTAACCCAGGATTCTAATGGCATTTTACACTAACATATTACGTTATAAAAACTTTATCCTTCACCGCGGTTATTATGACAACGGTGAAAGATTTTCACGTAAAGAATATTTTCAACCAAAACTATTTGTTTCTTCTAAGATGAAAACCGAATGGACTGGACTTGATGGCAATTCAGTTGCACCATTAGATTTTGAAAGTATGTTTGAAGCAGGTCAATGGTTAAAACAAAACATCGATGTTTCAGGTAGAAACATATATGGTAATAAAAAATTTACTCAACAATTCGTTACAGAAAGATATCCACGTGATATTGAATTTAGACGTGACTTTATTAATGTTGGTACAATAGATATTGAAACAGATTATGATACTGGCTTTCCACATCCAAATGAAGCAAGTCAAACAATACTTGCAATCACATTTAAATCAAGTAAAAGTGGTTTATATCGTGTTTGGGGTTATGGTGACTTCAATGAATCTCAAGCTTTAATAAAGCCAGTAAGATATATTAAATGTAAAGATGAAGTTGAACTACTATCAAAGTTTCTTGAGTTTTGGTCAGATCCAAAAAATACACCTGATGTTATTACTGGTTGGAATACTCGATTTTTTGATATACCATACATCGTAAATCGTATGGCAAAAGTATTAGGTATACATGAAATCAATAAACTATCTCCATGGCAGTTACAACTTGAACATAGAAAAATTGTAAGGCGTGGTAGTGAAAATGATGTATATGAAATACCCGGCATACAAACACTTGATTATATGGAACTCTTTCAAAAGTTTGGTTATACCTATGGTCCACAAGAATCATATGCATTAAATCACATTGCATATGTTGTACTTGGTGAAAAGAAACTTTCTTATGAAGAAGAAGGTTCTCTTAAAAATCTTTACAAAGAAGATCATCAAAAGTATATTGATTATAATATGAAAGATGTTGAATTAGTTGATAGGCTTGAAGAAAAGATGGGTCTTATTACATTGGCACTTACAATAGCTTATAAAGGTGGTGTCAACTATCAAGATACTTTTGGTGTTACTGCAATATGGGAATCAATCATTTATCGTAAACTTAATGCAAGTAAAGTTGTAGTACCATTAAGTTCCGAAGAAAAACCATACAGACCTTTTGCCGGTGGCTATGTCAAAGAACCACAAGTCGGTAGACATGAATGGATAGTTTCTTTTGATTTAAATTCACTATATCCAAACTTAATTGTACAATACAATATGTCACCAGAAACTTTAACTGATAATACTCAAATGAATGATGTTAGTTATTATCTTAGTGGTCAAACTGTAAGTGGTGAATATTCAGTTGCAGCCAATGGTTCTACATATCGAAAAGATATTGACGGTGTACTTCCACAAATTATTGAAGAATATTATGATGAACGTGTATCTGTAAAAAAATTACAATTAGCCGCACAAAAAGAAATACAAAAAGGTTATACCACTCAACTTGATAAAGAAATAGTTACACTTGAAAACAAACAGTTGGCCATCAAAATTCTACTTAATAGTTTATACGGTGCATTAGGTAACAAACACTTTCATTATTTCGATATTAGACTTGCTGAAGGTGTAACTTTATCAGGTCAACTTGCAATCCAATGGGCTGAAAAAGCAATGAATGCTGCAATGAATAAATTACTACATACTGAAAAAGATTATGTTGTAGCAATTGATACGGATTCTTTATATGTTAACTTTGGTCCACTTGTTAAAAAATTATCTCCAACAAATCCTGTATTCTTCTTAGATAAAATTTGTAAAGAACATTTTGAACCAGTGTTACAAAAGTCATATGAAAAATTATTTCAAAATATGAATGCTCATAAAAATAGAATGGTCATGGCTAGGGAAGGTATATCCGATAGCGGTATATGGACTGCAAAGAAAAGATATATTTTAAATGTACATAATAATGAAGGCATTCAATATAAAGAACCTAAACTTAAAATTATGGGTATTGAAGCAATCAAGTCTTCTACACCTGAAGTTGTACGTGATAAATTTAAAAAAGCATTTAACTTAATTATATCAGGTTCACAACAAGAAACACAAAAGTTTATTCAAGATTTTCGTAATGAATTTAAAACTCTTTCACCCGAACAGGTTGCTTTTCCAAGAAGAGTTTCAAATATTACTGATTGGTATGATCACAAAACAATTTACAAGAAAAGTTGTCCAATACATGTTAGAGGTTCATTACTTTTCAATAAACATCTTAAATTTAATAAACTGCAAAATAAATATGAATTAATTACAAATGGTAATAGAATTAAATTCTGTTATCTTAAATTGCCTAATCCAATCAAAGAAAATGTAATATCTTTTCAAGAAGCTTTACCGAAAGAATTAAAGTTACATAAGTATGTTGATTATGATTTACAATTTGAAAAAACTTTTATAGAACCACTAAACTTAATATTACATTCTATCGGATGGACAGCCGAAGAACAAACAACATTGGAGGATTTTTTCGTATGAGTAAAAACTGGTTTCACGATATGATCGTTATGCACCAAAAGTATGGTGTTAATAAATGGATGCAAGCTGAACAACAATCTGATGTTCCAGTAAGAAGACTAAAAGAGTATATGGAATTTAGACTTGGCATGATGCAAGAAGAACTTGATGAAACAAAAGAAGCATTTGAACTAAAAGATGCACCAGGAATGGTCGATGGTATAATTGATCTATGTGTTTTTGCTATCGGCACTTTAGAAGTATTTGGTGTTGATGCAAATAAAGCATGGGACGAAGTATATAAAGCTAACATGTCAAAAGAAGTTGGTATTAAAGAAGGTAGACCTAATCCACTTGGATTACCAGATTTAATGAAACCAGATGATTGGCAAGGACCAGTACATGAGGATAACTGTGGAAATATCTCTGACTCTTTTCAATAGTATTTTTGATAATAAAACTACTCAAAAATTAACATTCAAAAACTTTGATGGTTTTGAAAAAGCATTGTATGGTCTTGCACAACGCAGAATCAAATCAAAGAAAGATGCTCCACTAATGTCACCGGCTTGTTATAAACCTGATACTACTCGTAAAAATGATAATGTAACAATGTGGTCAAGTTGGTGTGCAGTTGATGTAGATGATTTTAAATATGAAGGAGACTTACATGGAAATTTACGTACACGGTTTGGTAATTATAAGTTCGTTTGTTACTCTACTGCTAGCTCTACACAATCTCTTCCAAAGTTTCGCATTGTCTTTCCTCTTACAAAAACAGTTCCGGCTGAAAAGATTCGACACTTTTGGTTTGCTCTCCAAACGGAACTCGGCGACCTCGGTGATAAACAAACCAAAGATCTATCTCGCATGTATTATATACCAGCAAAATATGATAATGCTTTTAACTTTATCTTTAGTAACTCTGGCAATCCTATCGATCCAGATATGGTTATGACAAAACATCCATATCGAGAAAAAAGTAGTAATAGTTTCTTTGATAGATTACCTGAAGATATGCAAAAAGAAATAATTGAACATAGAAAATCAAAACTTGATAACTCAAATGTAAATTGGTCATCATATAAAAACTGTCCTTTCTTTCCAAAACAAATGGTGACTGAATATAAAATGATTAGTAATACTGGTTGGTATCATAAAATGTATCAGATTATGGTGGCAACTGCAGGTAATGCAATCAAAAACAAATATCCGATTACAGCTCAAGAAATCACAACACTATGTCGTGAACTTGATATTGATACTGGTAATTGGTATAAATCAAGACCAATGGAAAAAGAAGCCGATAGGGCTTTAGAATACGTATATAAAAATATTTAATTTTTTCCTTTACATTTACTAAAAAGTGTGGTAGAATAGATCTATAATAAAAAATTATGGA